CGCACAAATGGATTCAGCGACGAATGGAGTTCAGGAATTACCTCGACGCCGTTGAACATCTTGTAGAGGATATGGTTTCCCGACGTCAGGACTCCGCCACCGGCGTCTGTGACCTGCATGTTGTCGTAGAAAACCCACGACATCATGAAGTTCCGAGACACCCATTCAGGCGAATTCGACAACGTCGTTACCACACCGGTAATCCCCTCGATGAGGTTCAAGACCATAACCTCGCCCGGCTCATACAGGTTGGTATCCTGAAAGAGCCGGTTGATGATGAAGGCGCCATCCTTGAGCATGCCCGTATAGGACTTGCCCGAGAGATTCATGACCTCGTTCATTGTCTGAGGCAATCGGTCGATTAGGACGAATCGCGACAAGCTGATCGATGACATGAGACCCTTCCCATTCACCAAAACGGGGTCCTCATCCAGCGTCGACGAGTAGTCGACAAGCTTCGACCCAGAATAGGTTTTCAGCCTGCGGCCATTCTTTCGCTCCCACTCGCTCACAAACGCCGTCAAGGCTGTAAAGCCGACGACGTCGATGTAATTGGGGGCGAAACTCGCCACTGTGATGGTTCCTCGATTCGAGAAATTGGTCTCGTCCTGGTAGATGCTCGCGGATCCGAAATTGCGCCGCGCCACAGAGACGTCTTGAGCCCAGTTCGGGGGTTTGTACGTGACTTGGCTGATTGAGCCAGTCCCGTCGTACACGGGAGGGCCTAGACCGCTCCCCGCAAACTTCCACGAACTGTTCCATTGCTGCATACCGAAGTACCACAGATCAAGATATTTCTGTGCCGATACCGGCACCACATCGCTCGACATGAGCTTCTTTTCGATGGCTCCTTTAAACGTCATGCGGACGCTATTCTGAGTCGACCGATCCGGATAACCGGAATAGGTCGGATCTTGATTAACGTTCGCCGAAGGCGGATGAAGGTAATTGCGCAGCCAAGCTGCGCCATCCACCGTCTCCGTCTTAATCCCCGAAGGGACCACTTTATTGGGCCTCACCAGGACAGCGGTGTCTGCGGTACGTGCAGCTGCCGTTTCCAGCTTTTGCACGGCCTGCGCATCCATCGCATCCGGTTTGTTCGTACTTGCGTCCGACATCTTGTGCACACCACCCCGTGCACAAGAACCTAGGAACCGAACATTCCCAAGTCTGCTAGAACGTCCAACAACCACTCCAGAGAGGGATTGCCACGCAAGTCGTCATAGAATTGCATAACTGCCGCCCGACGAGTAAACGAATCTACGATGTCTTTTCGCACGCTCAACTTCATGGTCTCCTTTACGATTCCGAGCGCATAAGCGTCATCATCACCGTAAACATGCGAGCAAAACTCGAAAGTGTTTCCCACCTCCGAGTAAAACTTCACACGGAAACCTAAGCGTTCGTACTTAGCCACCGCATCATCAACATAGCTCTCCACACAGTCATCCCCCATCGCCATCGCGTCCATTGTAGACACGAAGTCGTCTGGTTTGTCCATGTAGTCCACTAAGATAGCCAACCCAACTCGCGTGTGCGAGTTAAGGGAGGCCGTAATGTAGAGGCCTGTCTTGTTAATGCCAGGGACGGTTTGCTCGAGTAACTCTCCGTCGGACAAGCTGAAAACACTAAGTTTGATGCAATCATACCTAGATGTTAGACACTTTTCGTATCTACTTCCGCTCAAATCCTCGAAATGCGACCCAATTCTGAACCTCCTGTCGAAATCCATTGTCCACGCTTTTAGCGACCAATCATAAGCACTTATATCGCTGTTGCAAGGGC